CAGCGAGTGAAGGTGGTTATCTTGCACCACTCGTAGCAACAGACCAAGCATCATTACAAGACATGATAATTGAAACAATGGATGATGCTATGGGTTTTACACCGTTGGCAACCGTTGTAAATGTTTCAGGAGATATTACAATTCCAACTGAAACAACTTTGGGTGCTGCCGCTTGGACTTTAGAAGAAGGTGCATATAATGACAGCGATGCCGCGTTTGGTCAAATTACTTTGACTCCATACAAAGCAACTACAATCGTAAAGGTTTCCGAGGAACTTTTGGCAGACTCGGTAGTTAATCTCGAAGGTTATTTGGCGCAAAACTTTGGTCGTAGGTTTGCAGGACTTCTCGAAACTGCCTTTGTAAACGGTAGCGGCTCATCACAACCAACTGGTATTACCAACGGTGCAGCGTCTGGCGTTACTGCCGCTTCTGCAACTGCTGTTACCTTTGATGAAATGTACTCGCTCTTTTACTCGTTGAAAGAATCTTACCGTAGAAATGGCACGTGGGTGTGCAACACAACAACACTTGCTGAGTTGCGTAGTCTTAAGAATACAAGTGGAACGAATAGTTATATCTGGGAAGCATCACCTATTGCAGGGCAACCGGATACTATACTTGGTCGACCAGTTGTTGTAAGTGACGACTGCGAAGATACCGCGACTGGCGAAAAGCCAATTCTGTTTGGTGATATGTCTTACTACTATATCGCTATGCGGCAAGGTTTCCAACTACAAAGGTTGGATGAACTTTATGCTGCAAATGGTCAAATTGGACTGAAGGCATCAATGCGAGCCGATGGCGAATTGACGTTAAGCGAAGCAGTTAAATGTATAACAATGGCATAAGCCACTAAAATATAAACGGCTACAAAGGGGGGAGGGTTTGACAACTTGCCCTCTCCCCAACCGTAGCGGGAGAATTGAATAATGAAATACGAAGTATTGAAAGACGGCATGGGCAAAGATGGTCGCTCCTTTTCTGTTGGTGCAATAGTTGAACTTGATAAAGATTACGCTGAACACCTTATTGGCAAGGGTGTGGTTCAGGCAGTTAATTTTGAAAAGCCAAGACCTAAAAAGAGCCGCGCAGTTGCAAAACCAAATGACTTAGAACAAGCGGTTGAAGAATGAGTTGGCGAAGTTTCAAAGTTACAACTGCCCCTGCTTCCGAGCCAATTACAACGGCAGAAGCCAAGTCGCAACTGCGTATTGATTCAAGTGATGAAGATACGCTGATTGATAATTACATTACTGTGGCACGGGAAACGCTTGAAGTGTTAATGCGAAGGGCTTTTATTACTCAGACAATAACGTTGAAGTATGATGCTTTCCCCTCTGAATCAGATGGGATTGTTTTACCGCGCCCACCTGCCATTGCAATTACAAGTATACAGTATGTTGACAGTGATGGAGATACCCAAACTTGGTCGAGTGATGACTATAGTTTGGATTCCAATTCACAACCTGCAAGAATTATACCTGATTACAACGTGGATTTTCCAACCACAAGAACACAACCGAACGCAGTCACGGTTGTATACACCGCAGGATATGGTTCTTCTGGTTCAGATGTTCCCGAGTCAATACGCTTGGCAATTCGTTTGTTAGTTGGCACATATTACGAGAACCGTGAAGCAACCGCAGCACGTAAGGTTTCTGAATTGCCGTTGGGTGTTCAAATGTTGGTTGCACTAAATGAAATACCAGAGGTGTTTTAATGCCACTCTCCGCAGGGAAACTTAGACACCGTGTTGCAATACAAACAGAAAGTAGTGCTGTAGACACTTACGGTGAACCAACTGCGAGTTGGTCAACTGATGAAACTGTGTGGGCTTCCATTGAACCAACAAGTGGCAATGAAAAGGACATTGGCGAAGGTCAGGCGGGAATCATTACACACCGCATCTTTATTCGTTACACGGCAAATGCAACACCAAAGAAACGGTTGCTGTTTGGTGCACGTGTATTTGGAATAGTGTCTGTGCTAAACCATGAAGAACGTAACGAGTTCACGCAACTTCAATGCAAAGAGGAATCCAACTAATGGGCTTTGGAGGTTTGGGCGGAAATCCTAAGAACATCATGGGTGGTGGTGCTGCAGGTGCAATTTCTGGTGTTAGAGAAATTGACAGGGCTTTGGCTAAACTTGAAAAGAAAATAAACAAAAAAGTGATGAAGAAGGCAATGCGGAAAACAACCGCAATGTTCCGAAAAGAAGTACGAAAGCGAACGCCAAAGAGAACGGGGAACTTACGGAAAGCAGTGACAACGGATTTGACAGTAAAGAAGCAAGGAAGGTTTATTTTCGGCAGGGCGTTTTACGGCAGGACAAAAGGACGCAAGGGTTATCACGCTCACTTTTTGGAATATGGCACAGGTGATAGAATTGTAAAGGACAAGTGGGGATTGAAGCGGCGTGGCTACAGACAACGTGCAATCAAGATGAATGTGGGCAGGATGAAAGCAGTCCACATGGCTGATGAGGGATTTGATGTTGGAACACCGAAGGCAATGCGTACATTCAGACGTGCCTTAATTAAAGAAATCAAAAAGATTAGGGCGGCAAATTAAATGGCAAGTTTAGAACAAGGAATCCGCAGCATACTAATTGCAGATACAGATGTTAGTGCATTGGTAGACACAAGGGTATTCCCGTGGATGAGACAGCAAGACACCAGTTTTCCCGCAATAGTGTATGAACTTGACGGCACAGACCCTGAACAAGACCTTGATGGTTATGCGGGAATGACACGGGCGGAATTATCAGTGAGCAGCATCGCGGAAACTTACGGTGGGGCAAAGACACTGGCAGCACATGTACGAGATGCGTTGAATGGTTATACAGGCACACCCACAGATGGCGTGGTAATAAAATCACTTGTCCACGATAATGATATAGGGATTGTTGAAGATTCTCAAATAGGCAATAGTCGTGGCGTTTCGATTATTGAAAGTAGTTATATCGTGTGGTATACAGATTAGATAGAAACAAAAAAGAAGGAGCAAACCCAAATGGGAGCAGTAACAGCCAACGGCACAACGATAACAGTGGACAGCCAACTTATAGGAGACGTGGTTTCAATAGCAGCCGCTTCGATATCGGTTGCAACAATTGATTCAACGGACTTAGATTCAACATGGAGAACTTTTATAGGTGGCATCAAAGACGGTGGGGAGTGTAGTTTTGAAATTGCCTATGACCCAAGCGACACAGCACACCAAGCCCTTGAGACGGACATTGATGGTGCAAGCAAGGCAGTATCTATTGCTTGGAGCGATTCTACCACAATGACTTTCAGCGCAATCATAACTTCTTTCTCCCCAAGTGCTGCACTTGATGATAAACTGACTTGCAGTGTAGGTATGAAAATAACAGGAGCAGTAACTTTCTAATCGGAGAATAAAATGCTAGACAAAAAACAGATTCTTAACGCAGATGACTTGCCAAGAGAAAAAGTTTCCGTACCTCAGTGGGGTGGGGATGTATATGTGAGAACTCTTACTGGTACAGAGCGTGATGATTTCGAGCAGTCGTGTTTAACTTCAAAAGGCAAAAACAAAGACATGAACCTAAAGAACATTAGGGCTAGGCTTTGTGTTCTTTGTATTTGCCGCGAAGACGGCACCCGCTTGTTTGATGCTCGAGACGTTGACGCACTTGGAAAAAAAAGTTCTTCTGCGCTAGACTTAGTATTTTCCGTAGCACAAAACCTAAATGGGCTTTCAGGTAAAGATGCTGAGGAACTGGCGGGAAACTAAAGAGCCGTCCAGAACGGCAATTTTATTTCAAACTAGCATTGGAATTAGGCATGACAGTAAGGGAATTACTTAGTAGGATTGACTCCAAAGAACTTGCCGAATGGTTTGCGTTTTATGCCATTGAACCGTTTGGGTATTTCAGAAGCGACTTACAGTCTGGGATAATTGCGAGTACAGTCGCTAACTGCAACAGGTCTAAGAACTCTCAAAGTTTCAAGCCAGCAGATTTTATGCCTTTTGGCGAACACGTTAGAGACAGGCAAATGTCAAGCGAAGAGATGAAGTCGATAATGATGGGAATAGCGGAAAGAAGTAACGAGAAAAAATAGCATGGCAACAGTAGGCAATCTTTGGATTAACGTTAAAGCAAATACTGCGGGGCTTTCAAAAGGTCTTGGCAAGTCAAAGGGGATGCTTGGCAAGTTTGGCAAGTTCGTCGCATCGCCTGCAGGTTTAGCGGTTGTGGCATTTGCAGGATTAACAGCAGGCATAATGGCAACAACCAAAGCACTAAGTGCTTCCCTTAAAGAGTTCATGGCGTTTGACAAAGCAATGTCTGAAGTTAAGTCAGTGTTGCTTGATTTATCAGGTAATCAGTTTGACGGTTTAACAAAGAAAGCAAAGTTACTAGGTGCAACCACAGCAAACACGGCAACCGAAATTGCAGGGGCAATGGCAAATCTTGCAAGGGCAGGTTTCAAAGAAGGCGATGGTTTTACCCAAATACAAGACGCAATCAAGTCTGTTTCTGACTTAGCGAATGCAACTGGCATGGAAATGGCAGAAGCGGCAGACATTATTGCTATTGGTGTTAAAGCGTTTGGTTTAGAAGCAAGTGAAGCAACACGGGTTGCAGATGTTCTTGCATTAACAGCGTCTAAAACAAACACCACCGTTACAGAACTTGGTGACGGCATGAAGTACGTTGCACCAGTTGCAAAGCAACTTGGGTTCAGCATAGAAGAAACAAGTGCAATGCTTGGCAAACTTTCTGATGCAGGCATAAAAGGAAGTGAAGGTGGTACAGCCCTTCGTAAGATTTTCCTAATGCTAGGCAAAGATATTGAAAAGAATGGCACACAAGCATTCTATGATTTCATGGAAAGTCAAAAAGGCGTGACTGCAAACTTTGAAAAGTTTGGTGCAAGGGCAGTGACTGGTGCGGGTGTCTTACAAGACATGGCAGGACAAACCGCAAAACTTACTGAAGAATTGAACGAAGCAAGTGGTGCTATTGATAAGATGGCAACTAGACAACTAGACAACTTAGCAGGGGATGTAACACTGTTTCAATCTGCTGTTTCAGGTTTGAAGATTGCTATTGGTGAAGAACTAGAACCAACATTTAGGGCAATAGTAGAAGTGGCAACACAGTTCATTGTTGGATTGCAGGGGGCATTCCAAGGTGTAATGAAAGGTGTAGAAGGTTCAGCGATAAGCACAGATGCTTTGACAAAGATATTCAAAACACTTGGTTTAATAATCTTTCAAATAATTGGTCATGCAATTATGATGTATAACAAGATTGCTTTTGGCTTTAATGCATTAAAGATGGTAGGAGCAGGAGTCTTAACAGCAATCAGTGGAATCGTACAAGCGATAGTTGAAGCAGTTGCGTGGGGCTTGAATGCAGTTGGGTTGATGTCTGACGATACGTATAACTCAACTGTTGGATTCATGCGTGACTTAACCGTAGAACTTGCAAAGACAACAGCAGATTTAGCAGTTGATACGGGCAAAAACTTCATACAATCAATGGGCGGTGGAATGTCTGATGCTAACAAGATGTTTGAAGACTTTGAGAATGCAATGGACAATGGATTGCCTGTTGAAGAAGTTAAAAGCAAGGGTGAAGAAATCGGCAACGCAGTTGTAGATGGGGTGGCAGTTGTATTGAAAAATGAACTGCCAGAAGCGACTAAAGCACTTTTACAGTCAACCGATACACTTTCTGATGCTTTGCAGAAACAGATTGCAGAGTTTGGAAAAAGCAAAGGGGAAGTTCTTGCACTTGCTTTGGCAGAAAAAGGTTTGAGCAATGCGAAGATAGAAAATGTTTTGGCTATGGAAAAGCAAATTGAAGCGATGAAAGAAAAGAAAAAAGAAGATGACCGCCTTATTAGTGATGCAAAAAAAGTAATAGAATCTTTGCGAACACCGCAAGAAGTTTATGATGCCGAGGTTTCAAACCTTCAAAAAATGGTAGACGCAAAACTGCTTACACTTGAACAGTTTGAAAAAGCAGTAAGCAAACTCAAGATGGGAACAGAAGATGATATTGAGATAAACATTGTTACCAAGGGAATTGTTGAAGGGCTACAAACTGCGTTGGGAACTGTAAAGGTTGCTGGTTCGGTGAGCAAGGCAGAAGTAATTGCCGAGCAAACTAAGCAGACGATTACAAAGACAGGACAAGTTACAGAAAAGATGCTGACAGTCCAAGAAAATATGAAAACACTTACAGAGGCAGTAGAGGATAATACCGGAAACATGAGTGACGAACTATCTGGCATCGACACAACTTTAGGTGGTACTCTAAATGTCCAAGTTGATAACTTGCAAGGGGAAGTGAATAAAGCAATCAACAACTCCCACGTATACGTTGACAACCTAGTGCAGTCCGAAACTCTTTTGAGAAACATTGACGGATGGGGCAGACAGAACTACTCAGAAGCGGCTTTGCAAACAACTTTGCTGAAAGAAATTAGTATTGAAGTGGCAAGCGAAGGCGGGGAACTAGTATGACAATCCAATATACAGAACTTCTTGAGAGTAGAAAGATGTCTAGACAGAAAGGCAGTTTTACTGCAAGCCGCGTTTTTATGGTTTATGATGACGATGGTGACTTTTTGTCTATCACTGATGCAATTAACTATTCCGATGGTGTTACCTTGGGCGAGTCTCATCCGGACGTAGACTCTATCTTTGCTAATGGTTTTACAATTAACGCTCACCGTGAGCGAAAATATACGTGGGCGGTTACTTGGAATTATGCTTTCCCCATAACAAAAGATGATTATGGACACGACGACAAAGACCCAGACACAGACCCAACGGATAACACCGATATTCCAATTGCAGATGATACAGACGTTGACCCACCAGACGATGAGGGAGACGATGACGATAGCGATGACGGTACTTCTGACGATGGAACTTCTGACGATGGTAGCCAAGGGGGTGGTGGGGAAGGCGGTACAGGCGTCAACGAAGATGGCTCTAGGGCTTTCAATGGCGTATCCATTACAACAGGTTTGTCTTTGGTTGATGGTTTTGTTGCGGGCGCAACTGTTCCTGCAGGCGGCGCGGGTGGTTCAGAGATTGCCGAAGATGATGGAGACGTGGTGCACGAAGGCGGCGAACCGATTACAATTCCTGTGCCAACCGCAGAAATGAGTTTCAGTGAAACAGTTTATGGCACAACTTTTTACTTAAACAATGTGCAGATGCAAGGCGGAAAAAGAAACGATGCAAGTTTTAAGGGGTTCGCCGAAGGGAGTGTTATCTTTAAGGGGATGAGTGTGCAGAAGCAAGCAAGCGATATGTGGGATGTCACCTATAACTTTGTATGGGATGCATGGAGCCATTGCAGACAGATAGCCGAACGGAACGAAGATGGCGAATTAGTTTGGTCTACAGATGACCCACCAGTGCTGAAGATTTTTTGGAAGCAGCCGTTTCCTGAGACAACTGGTTTTGGGTTCTCACCATGAGCCGAGGTATTTATCCAACCATCACGCGGGGGCTTGGCAATCTCACACCTGAAATGTGGGGCAGGATGATGACCATGCTGTTTTGGTTTGAGACGCACAACAGAGACGAGAGGCGAGTACAACCGCCGCAGAAAGAAGTGCGGTTTTTGGCAAAAATTGTGAAAGCAGAATGCATACAACCGAACGTATACATCTATGCTTGGGAAGAAGTAAGGTTGACCGATGATTGGAAAAATGATTCGCCGCCAACTGAAGTGGTGGTTGGTGGAAGAACAAGCACAGAAGATGGAAACGAGTTTGCTTTCCCCGCAATTAACGTGATTGAACTTGCCAACACTAGCGCACTTGCAAGCGGCGGCGTTGACATGGGCGCAGACCAATACCCTGACGGTTACGGTTTGCAAGCAATTGGCGGCGGGGGTTGCACTGGCTCCGGTTGTGAGGTAGAAGTTAATGTTGAGGCGGTAGTTGTGCTGCACAAGATTGGTGGTGAATCAACAGAAAAAGCAGGTGAGCATATTCACTTTTTCACTGCAGTAAATGACCATGACGGCGAGTGCGGCGCAGAGATGGTTTCTATCGATGACTCGATAGACGAAGACCCAAGCCCAATTACAGACAAAGCAAATATCTATGTTAGCACAGATGGTGACTTAAAAGTTATCTTTGAGGACGGCACCGTTAAAACGATAGTGACGGATGATTAACACGATGGGAAATAATAATACACATTGCTGCAACTTCTATTGCACACCAACCGAATACGTTGACTTCAGTACAACTATGACACTTATTGCAAACCGACTGCGAGTGGTAACGCCAGATGCAAGTTGCGATACGCAGTACGAACTTGGTGACTGCACTGGCTCGTCATCATCGGTTAGT